GCACCAGTTGGTGTGATATAGAATGTAATATCTATAAATTCTAGTGAACGTGTTGGTTTGATATAAATTTTACCAGTCATTTGGTTTCTATCTAAATCAGTCGTGTCAGAAGATACTGTAACTCTAAAGTCATATAAACCTCTATCTCGTCTAATTGAATCCAAAATTGGGTTTACTGCATTTAAGAAGTCTTGTCTTACTTGTTCATCATTTTGATCAAACAACAATCTTACAGACACCGCAGAAATTAATTTACGAGCTTGTAGTAACAATCTTCTTACGTTGATTCTATCAAGAGCTGATTCTCTAATTTGAAGTGTTTTATTACCCCAGATTACAGTACCTACATCGGAGAAGGTTGCAATTGGATTAATTCTTCCTTGGTAAAGAGTATCTCTATCTTCTTGAGTTAATTTCTTACGGGCTTTGATTGCGTTAACAAGACCACGAGTGTAACCAGCTGCTGCAAACCAAGGAAATGCGATATTGTCAGTAAGTGCCAAGTTTCTTGTAACTTCAGCTGTTGCTGGAAGATAAATTTGTGTGTTATTTACACTATCTCTTGTTAATACCCAAGGATAATAAGTAGCAGTATAGTTTGAATCAATACCAGCTTCTTCTAAATTATCCACAGCTTCTTGAGGGTAAATTAATCCATCTGTACCGGTTGTTGTTGGTAAGAATAAATTATAATCTGGTGTTGTTGTAATATACAAAGAGTCAGCTCTTTCATATTCAATCATTTCAACAGCCTCGCCAACAAGGTCACTATTATTAACATAATCAACACCCGGTGTTACAAATACATTGATATTAACAGCTTCTGGATTAGAAAATGTTCTAATACCTAACAAGTAAGCGTAGTAATCTGTATTTCCGTATTCTTTTGTTCCATCACCAACAGAAATTTGTTTGAATGCCCCCCATCCACTTGCAGTTGGGTATCTATCATTAGGACAAGCACCATACAAATAACCTTGACGACCTAATACGTATCTGTCGCTATTTGTTCTACTTTCTCTATAAATGTCCCAACCATCAAATCCACCTTGTACAAACAAAGTATATTTTCTTGAGAATAATCTATAATATGGACTTGTGTCATTTGTAGGTTCAGATGAAAATGTAGCATCACCAACAAAGAATCGAGGGTCACCACTACTCATAAAATTACCGTTAATTGTAATTCCAGAAGCATTCTTATCCATATGGAAACCTCTTGTTTTATAATTCCAATTAGAACCTTCTAAATCACAACTTGTTAATGTATTTTGTTTACCGAAATACTCAAAGAAGTCTGAATCATAACCTAATTGATTTGAGAAACCTAAATAAGTTCTTCTCACATTATCACCAGAACTAATTGTTGCATTATCACCAGTACCAGCAAGCGAACCAAATGGTGGATTCCAGATTACTTCACCTGGGAAGTTATATTTAGTCTTATAAATTGGGTATGGTGGTTTACCTCCAGAATATTCTCTAAATGTATAACCATCAAAACCACAAGGTAAAGCATCCACTGGAGCGTCCTCATTCATTTCGACCATAATATATTTAGAGTTTAATTGATATTCACCATCTAAAGTACCAATTTTCTTTGCAACAAAATTATTTTGTGATGGATCCATTGAACAATTCGTGAATTTCTCTAAAACTGTTGGGTTTGAGTCTGTGTCATAGTAATCTCTAACTAAAACACTAAATGTACCATTAGCAAATGAAATGTCAAAAATCGAAACCTTAACGTTTGTATTTGCTGAATTTCCGTCAGCTACCGTGTAGAACTTAAACAAATCAAATACTTTATTACCTCTTACTTCGGAAACAACCCAAGGAGATGAAGGTGTTTGGTATCTATCTAAGTACCACGCAATCGAAGTATTAGAATTACTTTGAGCAGAATCTAAAGCGATTAAATCTGGACTTAAACCTCTAATATATCCTTTTTTATATCCATAATTTAAAAAAGCTTGAAATCTTTCTTCTAAAAATAAAGGAACAACAGACTTTGGTTTTGCAAAGTTAGAAGCACCAAATACTTTTGAGATATATTGTGCATCATTTAAACTAAATGATGTTTCAAAAGAAAATGGCTGTCCAGCACTGTTTGTAACATTAATTAAGAAAGTTGAAAATGGGTCTTGTGAAACACCAGAGTAAGCACCGGTCATTGTAAGAGAAACGTCTGTTAAACCAGTAACTTCATAAGTTGGGTTATTACTGTCAGAGTATAAAGCAATACCTCTTGAACGTAATGTTGCTATAACAACCTCATCAAAATCTGTAAAGGTATTTCCTGTATAGTAATAAATTTAACCAACAACATTGCCAGTATAACAAATATTATCGTCTGGTGGTGTTGGTGGTGTTGGTGGAACTGGAACAATTGGGTCACAAACAAATTCACTTTCTACTGTAATTGTTGTTGGGTCTAAAATACCCGGATCACTAGATACTAAATTAGAAAAAGAAATTGTTCCATCTAAAACACTATAATTTTCATCTGGTAGTGTAACATAAGTACAGCCAGATAAATCACCAGATTGAATCGTAACTGAATCACTAATAACTATTGGTAGTCCACCATTATTTACACCTAATGTGGCATCAAAAGAAAGTGTAACATCGCTAGGAACTGATAATGTGGAACTCAAACAAAATTCAACAACTATTGAACCTGGTGCAACTCTAACATTAAAAGTAAAAACACCTGGAAAATATTGTGATGTTGTAAGTGTTAAAACATTTGATAAAAGACCAGATGTTGATGGTGTTATAGATTGAACGTCTTGAACAATTGACCAAAAAGAAAACCCTGTATAATTACCATTTCCAGTTGGGTCAAATAAGGCATAAAACCAAGGGTCATTATTTGAATCACTTAAATTGTTTTCCGTAAATACAACATTTGGTACATCAAAAACATTTGTTTGTGCTGTAAATCCTAATGCTGTAATACCTGAATAGTCCGGACCATCGACACTTCCAAAAATAGCAAGATTTTCGTCTTCAGCAATTGTTGGTATATCATCTGTGATTACATCATAAATCA